GGACTGTAACAAGCACCTCACCATCAGCATTGGTGTATACATATTCGGCATCATACGGACTATTTGCGTTGTACTGCGGCCTGATAGGATTTTCTATCGGCGCATTATCACGAACAATTTCAGGCCCAGTGCTGTCGAGGTAACTGGCAAACATCTCTTTTATCTCTGGAAACTTCATGCCACGAGCTTCCATTAAAATCTTTACGATGCCCCCAATGCCAACACCGCCGTTGAAATCCTGACCCTGCATGAAGTGTTGCGAGGCAGTATCAATGTTGATTTTTAACGATTGCCCCGGATCACCAAGCAATGACCCGATGTAAAATGTTTTGCCGTGAACACGACCAGCCGGGAAGGTGTCCTGCAAAATACGAATTTGTTCGCCTTTGGGAACTTTACGGGAAATCTCCTCAACTATGTCATTACTACTAGATGTAGTATTGCCAAACCTTATTACACTCATTATATTGATCCTCGTTAAGCATTGTTTTCAACTAGGGGCGGCTCATACCGCCCCTTCTTTTTGCCAGCAAGTGTTACGGAACTCGCACCACTTACAAGCAAAATAATCATCATTCTGTGCAACACGCGGTAGCATGTCGTTAGCTTCTGTAGCTTTCAGGATTTGTACTGCTTTGTCACTGGTGGCTTGTGCAAGCTCACTGTTGAACGGAACCATCTCAATGTATATTTCGCTTGTGTTTTTGTTTAACACCGTGAATACACAAGGGTTTTCAGTAAGATCCATGTAGGCTTGATACAAAGCAACCTGCGCTGCGTACACTGGATTGGCTTCTGCTACGCCTTTACGAACAAATTCATTGAACTTTTTTTCAGATGCTGACTTACATTCCCACAACATAGGATATGAAAGGTGCAGCGGACCACCGCATATGACCCCATCAATATGACCTCTGACTTCGCCGCCAGCAGTCTCAAACCCAAATTGTTCGCCTTGTTTCTCTGTCCGCAGGTCAAAGCCAGCGTCACGGAAGTACATAATCATCATATCTTCGATGGTATGCCCGAGTCCAAATATGCGTAATGTCTTCGCAGGAAACTCTTTGCCCTCATCAACTTGCTGGTTCATGTATCGGTACTGGAGCTTGCGTGAGCAGGGATCACCAAGGCTAGAAGCTCCAAGATACCTGCGCTTTGGTTGCTTGCGTTCTTTTTCTACAATCGCCCGATCAAGTTCCCTGATGATATTTTCTGCATCAGAAAGGGATGTCCGAGTCTGTGAGGCCGATTCTGCCGCCTCCGTATCGGAAGTAAATTTCTGTAAGGTCTGTGCTAGAGTATTCATTATCAAGCCCTTCTGATATTCGTTTTAGGATTAGTGTTATAGCTAACACCTCTTCCTCGTTTAAATCACATAATCGCTTTTCCCAGCCAATATTCCCGAACAATTCTCCTACTTGTTTTAATGAAGAGTCTCGTACTTCTCCTCCCGTATCCATTCTATAACCTCCTTTGATAACGGGCCGTATGTGCAGACATAAACATCCTCTACATCCTGAACATCGACTTCTGCCACCGCACCCTCAAAAGTTTCTTCTTTGCCCTCAATAAATTTGTACAACATATTTGTAATCGCAGTTTGCAATTCGTCTCTGTTATTAGGATCATTGAACAACATGAAGTATGTCGCTTCAACGCAGACATCGCCTTCAAACAACACTGTTAGTTTTACTTCACCCCTGTTCATGCACTTCTCTTTTCTGACACTACATTATTGACTAAATTATCAATAAACGTCTTGTTCCAGACATAATTCAACATACAAGCGGCTCTGTACTTAGTCCATGAAAAATCAATAGGACTTACATGAACACCATTTTTTGCTAACAATTCCCGTTGCTTAGGGCTGACTGCATCATTCAGCCAACGCTTGGTCTTTTTCGCGCTATCTCCAGTCTCATTCTGTCTCATAAAGTCATCAGCAGCCGCCATAACTTGTCTCTTAGTTCCAATAGAGATCACTCGTGTCTTGCCCTCTTTCTTTTTAACAACGGCAATACAAAGCCCATCAACATCGGCAATCATTGCAAAACCGTTAAATCCAGATGCAGACATACACACCCCATTACCGAACAAATCCATCCATCGAAACGGAGATCGTTCCATGAGATCTACTTCGGTCAAAACAAAATCTTCTAATATTTCTGGTTCTGGACGTTCTATCTCATGTCCGCAAATAGGACACTCGCGCACATTCAACGGTATCTCAGCATCACAGTTAGAGCATATCTTTACTGGAGCCTCGCCATCTACGTCACTCTGAGCGCCATCCAGATTAACAGCATCGTCAAGCGATCCATGCGTTAATACAGACGTACCAAAGTCCATGACAATGCAATCAGACTTAACAACACCAGGAAATTCTTCCTGATCTACTGTACGCAGTCCGCGCCCAATCATCTGAACCATTGTGGCTTTGTAACTACAAGGTCTGGTCAATACGATGCAGGAGACAGGTGGAGAGTCAAAGCCCTCTGTCAACACAGCCACATTGACTACAACCTGAATGTCTCCATTGCTTAGATCATGTAAGATTTGCTCACGTTCATCTTTTGGCGTTTCGCCTGTAACTGTTTCAGCATCAACACCGTAAGCCACAAACTCTTCACACAGATCTTCGGCATGCTGCACAGTTGAGCAGAATACAATCGTCTGGCGATCACCAGCTTTATCCTCCCACTCTTCAACCACACGCTTGTTAATGGCGCGGCGATTCATAATCCGCTCAACCTGCGCCATGTCAAAGTCTGATATAGTTTTGCGTACTTCGTTCAACTCACTCCGCACACCAACATCAATCACATATGTCTTTGGCGGTACAAGGAACCCTTCACGAATTAACGTGGAAATTTCTATCTGGTGGCTACAGTTTGTAAATACGTCCCGTAAGCCCTTCTTATCACCACGGTTAGGGGTGGCGGTAAAGCCAACGATTTGAACCCCCTCATTGGCCTTCTTTGCGGCGTTAATGATGCGTTGATATGTATCCGCAATGGTATGATGCGCTTCATCAACCACGATAAGGTCAATCTTGGGCATTTTGTCCAAATTTTTCTCGCGGCAAAGCGTTTGCACCATTGCAAATACAGCGTCACCTGACCAATCCTTTTGTGCAGCGTTTACTTCACTGGTCTTCAAGGATGGATTTACAAGGTGAAATTTATTGGAGTTCTGTGAAACGAGTTCGTCACGATGCTGTAGAACAAGCACATTTTGTGAACTTTTATAGCGTTTGCCAACCAAGGCGGAAAGCATGATTGTCTTTCCAGCCCCAGTTGGTGCAACGACTAAAGTATTGTTGTGCTTATCCAGTGCATCAGAAGCATCGTTTACAGCGACTTCCTGATACTCACGGAGAATCATCGTACTAGCCTAGTCTGTACCTGTGAGTACCTGACTTTTTATCGTAGGTCTTCACAATCTCATAGCCAGCCTTTTTAATCAGGTAGATATGATTGTAGACAGATGATCGTTTCTTTCCAACAACAGCATGTACCTCATCAATTGTTGCTCCCTTCTTGCGTGAAATCATCTTAAATGTTTTCTTTGCAAGTTTAGGAATGTCATCAACAGAATGAGTCATGTATGGCGGAACACCATCTTCAAACTTGATGTCGAAAGTGGGGGGCTTTACGGCTCCAGCGCCCCCCGTACTGGATCTAGCGACCTCTGAAGGTTTGCCGCTAATATATGCCCACAGTGTCTCTAACGCGCCCATGATGGTGCTACCCCCGCTGTTGCTGTAGTCGGTTGCGGTGCAGGAGACTGAGCCACTGGTGCTTGTGCAACTGGCGCTTGCGCGACAGGTGCAGCCTGTCCTGTACTTTGAATATAATTAGGCGAGTCTGGTGTCAAGACTGTCTTGATCTTGTTGCGATCAGCGTAACCATTATTGCCTTTTTCAATTCCTAAAGTGCAACATATAGTCATACCATTGATCATATGGATACCTTGGATAGACGCACGTTTTGCCCTAGCGTCATCACTCTCATCTTTTGGAGAGATGCCAAAACCACTATCAACCATCTGCTTGATGGTGTTCAAGCCAATCTTTCTAGCCTTAGACATACCATTTTCATCTTTGGCATCGCCATCAACAAAGATGTTCTGCCAGACTTTACGCTTGTCAAAGTTACCGCCCATAATGGTCAACTCAATCGGCAACCATTTTGCGCTAGTGGTTTGAGATTGCTTGAAGTAGGTGCCAGCACCATACTCAGGAATCTCAGTGTCGCCACCTTCAAGCTTGATGATGGCGCTAACGACAGTGCCATCAGGGATGAGTTCAAAGTCTCCACTTCCGCCTTCCATTGGCGGTACATTGTTTAGGTCAAGCATCTACGTTTTCCTCTTCTTTATTATTGACCGTTTTTGGATTTACAAAGTTCATTGCTTCTGGCCTTGGACCAGACATTTTCTCAAGCAACTTATTAAGATGCGGCTCTTCAACAGCGTCAAGTCTGCCGCTTCTATCTTTAGCAGGATAGCCCCACTGGTTAAGCGTATCACAAACAAAGGCTCTAAATTTAGTGCCATCGTCAGCAGTCAGCGTTGTCATCGTGATTAGTTCATCAACGATACCCGGCAACTCACGCCCAGTCTTCGCACCCTCAATCTGCAAGTCGTAAGTAATGCGCCCATAGTCATCCGTCTTTTCATCAAGGATGCCGACAAAGATCACGTTCTTCTCACGAATATGTTGAAGATGAGTAAGCCATTGCATCATCTCACGACCCTGCGCCCCATACACTGCACGAGTGTCTAGCTTGCCTGTTCGATCTGATCTGGCTTCTGGTTGATTTTGATTATATGAAAAGCAAAGCCGACCAGCCACAGTAATACTATCAATGAAGATTGTATCGTATTTGCTCAACAGCTTTTCGGGATCACCATAGGTCTGACACACATATTCATAATGCGCCATGCTATACGGTGAGTCCTCATTTAATGCAGGGTTGCCCCCACCAAGGAAGCATGCAAAGTCTCGGCACTCAGGCCATGTGCGCGGCCTGATAACGTCAACTTTACACCCTTCAATAGCGGCATCACCAGCTTCCAAGTCCATGAATAATGTTTTGTCCATGTCCAAGGTACGCACCAGTGATGTCTTCCCCACACCTGACGGTCCGCCAATCACGATCTTGTGACCGCGCTTCTCAGCCAACCGTTCTTCTGCGCTAATTATTTTTAGCATTAACTTTCCTCCCTTCTTTTTAGATCAACAGAAATGCCCTGCAACTCAACGGTACGAGCCTCAGACAATGCTGCTTTGAGATCTGGTGTGGCATTCTGAAACTTGGCTTCTGACACACTGTATTTCACGGTGGCAAGATGCCTAGCTGTATCCTCATCTAAAGAATTAAGAACACGCAACAGAATAGTCTCATCCCAAAGAACCTTTTTTCTGAAATCAACAGTGACTTTGAAATCACCACTGTTCATAGAAGTCTGACCAAAATCCTTGCCTTGTTGGGCAAGTTGCATTTGAGCAGTATCTTTAAACTGGTCTTTGAGAGAATTGTTAACGATCTTCAGTTCTTTTTGCAGATCGTCAATTTGAGATTTGAGATCCTCACGCTTGTTAAACAAAGCAGTCAGATCATTATTCAAAGTAATAGCGTTCATTGCTTTTCCTTTCAGAGTTGAATATCGCTAGATACAACTGAAAGGTAAGCATGCAATCTTTTCAAGTCAAGGGAATTTTGAGAAAATTGTTATTATTTTTTTTAGAGAGGTAAATCTCAACTCCATGAACGGCTTTCATGAGTTTCTTTTTGAGTTTAAATTCAGCGGTTTCCACGCCCTTGGCATCTTCAACAACTTCTTCAAGACTACCGTATTCATCTACTTTATTATATCGAAAGTCAGCCACATATTTACAAATCTTTTGATCGTTAACCACAATCTCATATGAGATTTGTCTTTGTAGGTCTGTTATGTAACCAGCCTTTTCCATAGCTGTGAGTTCGCCCCAACGCTCTGCCTCCCACTTGGAATCGAACTTAATCCCCATGAAAGTTGTCTTTCTGGCACCATACTTGTTTGTCTTGCGTTTATAGTTGTACATGGTATAAATATGGACATTAATGGTTAACGATGGGAATTAGTATAATGCCAGACACAACACAATACAAGTCTGTTGCTGTAGATATTTCTACTTATAACAAGCTTCAAAAGCTTTGTGCAGATGAACACAGGAATGTGCGCCAGCAAATAGCCAAGCTAACTGCTGATGCTTTCGATAAGAAATACGGACAGGGTGGGATAGGGTCTGCGGCTGTCAACGCTTAATCAGCCAGCGCCCTCATGCGGTCAACCAAACGTCTTGCACGGTTCGGAACTTGTGTATACCACCTGGAATCAACCATTTCATCTGCGGCTTTATTCCAGTCACGAGCATCTACACCAGCCTTCATGCCCTTGAATTTGGAGAGGCGTGGTCTGCCCATATTAAACATCATATTGCAAATGATATGCTGTGCCTCTTCGGGTAAATCGTCAAAGTCCTCGTAAAGAACCTTGCACTCGTCAATGGTTACGGACATATCCAATGCGAACAATTTCTTAACACGTTCTTGTTCAACAACCGTACCTACGGGTTTGCCGTGTTCTTCGTCATTTTCAGTTATCAAATGTCCTATGCCGCATGTGGGTAAGCCGAGATGATCTAAATATACCTCATACTTACAGCCCTCATCAGCGGCTATTTCTTCGCGTAATACATCTTTGTTCATGTTCTTCCTAACAATTCTGCTGTTGGTCCACGAATACCTAAAGTTCTAGCTACTTCTGGATCATTAGTAGCCATATCACCAATTGACAATGGTGTGAACGCTTGTGGTTGTGTTACATCAATTGAACCGAGTCCAGATGCTGATACAGGAGCGATTGGTGCGGGGGTTGATTGCGTTTGTTGTTGAATAGGTCCGGGCGGTGCTATTGCAGCTCTTATACCAGCTTGCCTTATTGGGCGCATGGTAGCTCCAACACCAGCCACGGCAGCGTCAAAAGCATTTGCCACCTTACCACCAAATCTTTGTGGGTCTGGTAGTCCCTGTCCTTTTCTAGCAAAAGCTTTCATTATTCTTTCATTTGCAAATATCTTAGCTGTGAACGTCATCCTAGCTTTTGCACCAGCCTTACTTATTGGATGAGCGGCATATTGAGCAGCGACAATGGCACCTTCTTTACCAACATCTCCAAGATAAGCCAAATCTCCAGCAAATTGTTTTAAACCTTTTGCTACGTCATCTCCTAACAAAGCGGTTAATGTTCCGGGCTTATATTGCTTGTTTATTAATTTATCAAGAGATAAAGCTTTACTGGTGTCTGTAAACACATCATCTCCAACTGAGCTTACAATATCATTCAGAACAAAAGCTCGTATAGTATTTAGAGCTTCTGGATCATCTTTAAAAAATCCTTTTATCTGATTTATTTCTGTAACACTTCTTGAGGGACTGGAGATGTACCTTGCTGCGTCTTCTGGACTCAATATACCTTCGTTAAAATCTCGTATTACTTTTGTTTTTTGTGCTGTATCAAGAGCTTGTTTAGCTTCAACCACTTCTTTTAAAGATTGAGTCAATGGTCTGTCAACGTCAAGACTCATAATTCTTTGTACGACATCAGCATCTATTTTATTAGGCCCAGACTCAGCTATTGCTTTTGACAAATTCTGAACTTCAGGCCAACTTTCACCAAATAACTCTCTACCAGTTGTTCCAAGGCTATCAATTTGAGCCATAAAACGCATCCCGTTGAATGAGTTTGGACTCATCAAATCAATGCCGGTGCGTTGCATAGCATCATCTAAATACGCACGAGCTAATTGACTACGAACAACATTTGGCTGTTCAACTGCGGCAAACACTGCTTTCAATCTTTCTGGAGAGTTAGGTCTAATTACTTTCTTAAAAAATTGATCAACATTAAATCGAGGATCTTTTGACGCTTGTTTAATGTTTCTTATCACACCAAATTTTTGAAGATCGTCAAATACCTTTAAGCCCTCACGATATGTTTTAAAAGCAACTTCTCTTTGCTCTGCTATAGCAGCCAATTGTTTTTGCTGTCCTTTAGCTAATCCAGGTATTGATTTTAAGTTTACGGCCTCAAGAGTAGAATCAAAGGCATCACGCAACTTGAACAATTGTTCGGCTGTGGCGCTGCCCAACTCATTATCAAACAAAGCATCGTTAACTAATTTTCGTTGATTAGCTATCTGCTCAAAAGACGCTTTACTAGCATTTTTCGTAGCCAATTCCTCAATTCCACGCATAGCTTGTTGCACTGGTTGTGGTAAAACACTACGAGAACCAACTACCTCTTCTAAATCTTTTACAGCACCTTCTAAAATGTTTGTATTTATTATACGAGCTTTGGCACCATCTTTTACAACTCCTGCTGCATCTTCAAATTGTAATTTGCTTAACATCTCATCCATAACGCGGAATTGATTGCCACTAGCACGACTAAAGTTTTGAAATGATCCTGTTATTGCTTGTAAAGTGGAGTCATTAATATCAAAGCCCTCATCAAGAGATCTTTCAACGACATCAATACTATCTTTAACAGCTCTCATTGATGCAGTTGATGCTTCTTTTTGAACTTGCTTTAATTCTTTAAATTTTCTACTTGCAACATCCGCAAAGGCAGCGCCAGCTTCATCAACTTCAACTCTGCCTAATAAGTCTTTTAATTCATCAACTTTTGTTAAAGCAAAATTAGTGTTTTTTATAACGCGAGTTGTATCTTTTGTTGCACCTTCAGCAAGTTTTTGACCATAAGCTAAAGTTGCTGGCGCACCTAATCTTTCTAAACTAGGGGCGGCACCTTCTTCTATTAGTCTAGCACCACGCTCTGATCCTTCAATCGTGGCTTGCTCCAGCGGCTTTGACAAAGCGCCCTTGCCCATGTTTAATCCACCACGAATTGCGTTGAAGGTTCCAAGGGTTACAAATTCAAGAGTGCCTGCTATTGCAGCTTCTGTAGCGACATCGCCAGCGACTTCGCCCAATGTTTGTTTTTGAACACCAAGGAGAGCTTCAATGCCTTCCTCTATACTTTGACCCGCTGCCGCGCCAGCCGCCGCACCCAATGAAGAGCCGATTAATCCTCCGGGCAATCCCACTATTGCGCCAGCAACAGATCCTACTGTCTCTGGCAATATACCTGTAAGATCAGCTAAATCACCTAATGAAAAGCCTTCATCTTCGATAACTAAATTACCAGATATAGGCTCCATGCCTCTTTTGCGTTGTCCCTCTGGCGTTAAGGCAAGTCTGCCAAAAGAGTCTTTTGTATAACCTTCTCTACCCACTTCATTAGCAAGAATCAACTCTTGCTCTTCAGCCGTTTCACCAAAAGATATTTTGGCTCGTAGACCAGAATCGGCACCAGTTTCGTAATCAAAACCTTCATCACGAGATGCGGTTTTTGTTTCTGTTAATATGTCTTGAAATGTTCTAGCTTTTGGCGCTTGTGGTTGACTGCCAAAAAATTGATTTTCTATATCAGAAAGCTCTTGTTGAGTAGGCTTATCGCCTTCTATTTCTACTCGGACAACGCCCTTTGGGGTTTCTACACTTATGATACCCATTATACACCCCTATTGCTCTGTCGGAGGCTTTTGTCTTCTATAAACACCATCATCACCTAAAGTGAATCCCATTCCAGCAGACGGTGCGCCACCTCTTTGAATATTAGTATAATTGCTTAAAGTGCCATAAGCCTCTTCAATTTCGTTTCTTCTAGTGCCAATAATGTCTTTGTACAACAATCCTAGCTTCTGAATCAACAAGGCTTCATCACCCTCTGTGAACGATATGTCTCCAACAATTTCTGAAACCATGCGGCGATCATTATCTGATAGAGTCTTACCTGATTCACCAAGAATTTCAGCAGCGTTTTGTGCTTTTAATTTAGTCAACATGACCTTTATTT